TAATAGCTACTATTGGTATAGACCATGAGAACAATAAATATGTTATTGATATAAAAAGAGAACGAGTTACTCCTTCAAAGCAACCAGATATGATTATTGATACTTTTGCTAAATTTAAGCCAAGACGTGTTTTGATTGAAACAACTGGATATCAGGAGGCATTACGAGTAGGAGTTAGAGATATAATGAAAGAAAGGGGATTGTACATCCCAGGATTAGAGAGAGGCGTTAAGCCTAGAACCCGAAAATCAGAACGATTACTATCAATGGTCCCTATGTTTGCTAGAAAGCAATTCTATTTTAGGCCAGAAGATATTAAACCCCAACAGGAATTTCTATCATATCCCAGAGGAAAGCATGATGATGTCATGGATGCTATATGGACAGCTCTTGACGGAGCTAAGCCCTGTAGACTTGAAGAGTATGACGAGAAAAAGTATGACAAAAAAAAGAAAAAGAAATTCCTTGATTGGTTGACCATGTAGGAGTTAAATTGCAAGATGGCATACACCGCAAAAAAGAAACTTTCAGGTAAGGCTCTAGTCGATGAGACTTTAGACTTATTTCAGAAATATGGCTCTAAAAGAGATAACTGGGCTAAACATGCTAAAGAGGACAAAGAATTTAGATTAGGACGTCAATGGACCAAAGAGCAGGAGGATGTTCTCACTGCTAGAGGTCAAGCGCCTATTGTTGTCAATAGAGTGCATCCTGCTGTAGAAGCCGCTAAATCTATGATGTCTGCAAACAGACCATCATTTAGAGTAGCTCCTAGAGAAGATTCTGATAATAAGGTTGCACAAGTTCTAAGTGCAATGCTTGCTTATATGCACGATATCTCAGATGGCAGAAGTGCTATTCGCCAGATGATTGATGACTATTACGTTATGGGCTTAGGTTATATTCACGTATATCAAGACCCTATGATGGATATGGGTAAGGGTGAGGTTTGCATTCATGATGTCGACCCACTAGATGTTTATGTAGACCCAAATAGTAGAGATAAGTTTTTTAATGATGCGGAAAATATAATTATATCTAGATTATTCACCAGAGAACAGGCAGCTGGATTATATCCAATGTATGAAAAGGCTATTAAGAATGCCGCTAACAACGCTGGTGATTACGACCATGATAGACCAGAAACAGGTAGAGCCAATGATATGGCTACTCATTTCCCTGAAGATGTAGATAGAACAGATAATACTGAATATCTAAGAGGATACGAGAGATACTACAAGGTTATGGTTGATAGATATAGAGTGTATGAAATTTGGAGTAAGAAAGAGGCGTTATTAGATGAAGATAAATTTTTAGAGTATGTACAAAGAAAAGCATGGATTATTAATGGGCAGATAATAGATGACCCTGTTCAAGCTAAACAATTACTATCTCAGTTAGAAGAACAAAGAAAGCAATATGAAATGCAAATGCAGTCTCAAATGAATAGTATTGGCTTAGAGGGTGCAGCTGAAATACCTACCGCACCTCAAGCTGCAGAAGTAGAAGAACTTACATTCGGAGAATTAATAGAGAAAAAGCTAATTCAAATGGTGACTACACAGGTTAAAAGAGTTAATATGTGCGTAGTCATGGGTGATAAGCATTTATACAGCAGAGAACTTCCAATAGAAGATTATCCTATTGTGCCATTTATGAGCTTACATACAAGGACACCTTATCCTCAGTCTGATGTGAGGATGATAAAAGGTCTTCAAGAGTATATCAATAAAATGCGTTCGCTAATAGTAGCTCACGCAACGACAAGTACTAATACTAAGATACTTGTACCAGAGGGCAGCGTAGACATGGCAGAATTTGAGCAGAAATGGGCTCAGCCTGGTGTCGCAATTCCTTACGACCCAACAGATGGCGCACCAATGCCTGTTCAACCCTCCCCACTTCCAAATGAACTTTATAGTGGAGAGCAAGTAGCTAAGCAAGATATCGACCATCAGTTAGGATTGTATGAGATGATGATGGGTAACGCCCAAGCTGCTCCACAAACTTATAAGGCTACAATTAGTCTTGATGAGTTTGGACAAAGAAAAATTAAATCTAAATTAGCTGATATTGAAGCTGGCTTGACTAAGGTCGCTCAAGTAGCCATACCTTTGATGCAGCAACTGTACACGCAAGAGAAAGTATTTAGAGTAATACAACCTAATAACTCATTGAGTGAGTTTGTTATCAATAAAAAGCTTATTGATGATAAAACAGATGAAATAAAAACATTTAATGATATTACAATTGGAAAATATGACGTAATTTATCTATCAGGTAGCACATTACCTTCTAATAGATACGCAGAACTTGAATTTTACATGGATGCTTATCAGAAAGGGCTGGTTGATAGAATTGAGGTTCTCAAGAAGACAGAAGTATTTGATATGGAGGGTGTTGTTGAAAGAACCGACCAAGTTGGTCAGTTGCAAGCTCAGATACAGCAAGCTACAGAAGAAATTAAGAAATTAAAAGGTGACCTACAATCTAGAGATAGAGAGTCAGTGAACCTAAGGAAAAGAGTTGAAGTCGAGAAGTTTAAGAATGAACTTGACCAGGTTAGTAATAAAGCGAAAGCTGCAGGGTCTGTTTATGAAAAGCGTCTTGACGACAATATGGCCGTAATCAAGCGTGATATCGCTGATTCAATCAAAAAAGAGACTTCTACCTCTTCAAGCGGCAAGAAGAGCAAGTCGAAAGCGAGTAAAAAGAAATGACAGATAATGTAGACACTCCTCAAAGTGCTAATCCAAACGACTCCAATCAGGCGTTTGACGGACCATGGCCTACTGAGGACTCTAATAATACGTCAGTTGAGGATGCTTTTTTTGGCAGCCAGGAAACAACAGAAACACAGGAACAGGCTCCCGTAGAACAAGGAACCCCTGAAACAGCTCCGATTCAAGAGCAAGCACAAGAATATTCTGCTAAGAATGATGATAAGCGTTTTGAGTACTGGCAAAGCCAAGCTGCTCAAGCGACTAATCAGATAAGCGATATTCAGCGTCAAAACCAAGAGCTTCAGGCTCAGGTTAGCGCAATGCAAACCGCTCCTGCAACAGAAGCAGAACCTGTGGAAGAGTTTCCTGCACCTCCAGAGAGGCCCAATAAACCTAGAACATTCAATAGAGAAGAAGCGTATGCTGACCCGAACAGCGAAAGTGCTAGGTATTTAGATGAATATGAGGAATGGCGTGACGGCATGACTGAATACAATACTCTCAAACAAGAGTATACCGTAGGTCAGATGCAAGCCAAGTTAGATTCTCAAGAGCAAGCTAGACAAGACGAGATACAAAGACAAGAAGCCTATTCTGCTCAACAGCAGCAAATGGCTGATGTCAATACTCATCTTCAAGGTCATTATGGCTTTGACGGTAACGATGCTCAAGAGTTTATCCAACAGATGTCAGACCCAAATTCATTATCTTTAGATAATCTTGTACAGTTATATAGACTGCAGAAAGGCCAAGGCCAACCACAACCTAATGCTGGACCAAGTCCTGAGTTCCAACAAACACAAAGAGCTCAGCAGATACCATCTCCGATGGGTGTTCAGACAGGTCAAGGTGGCGGGAATGATGCAAGAAGTGACTCTGATAAGATTATGGATAATATGATAACGGATTTTAATAAAAAGAATCCGTGGTAACCAACTCTACTCGAAGGTCCCACGACAGCTGAGAGAGAGTTAATTTAGAGGTATTAAAGATGGCAAATGTCTATTCTAACGGAACGGGACAAGGCGCTAACTTTACAGGTGAAAGCCTGAATAATACTCGTAGAAAGTTTGATTTTGGTGATAGGGTTGCCGAACTTGCTCCTCAGCAAAGTCCTTTCTTCGTATATTTAAATAAAGTGGCGAAAAAGCCCACTAATGACCCCGTGTTCAAGTTTCTTGAGCAAAGACATCAGTGGCAAAGACGTAATTTTAAAATAGCTTCAGCTTTTGCAGATGCAAGTGGTACTGCAGTAGGTGTTGCTATGGGTTCTGGAGATGACCTCCAAATAGCTTCTAGGTACGATAACTATGGAAATATTGCATCAAGCGATAAATCATGTCCATGGATAGTCCCTGGAGCAGTTTTGGCTGTAGAACTTGACACTGGAGTTGTTCAGAAGTTTAAAGTTTCTGAAACTGCTACAGTTGAAACTACAGATTCTCCGACAGGCGGTGCCTATATTACTCACAGAGCAAGTGATGACTACACTTTAATTCAGGGTGAAGCGTTACTTCCTTTAGGTGTTGCAGTTGCAGCAGGTGGTGCAGCAGCAATTGGTAATCAAGGCCAAGTAATTGGTAGTGCATGGGCTGAAGGTACTGATTCTCCTGTAGGTTGGGAAGATAAGTTGTTTGACAGAGAAGGTTATACTCAGATATTTAAAACTGGTATGAATATGTTCTCTGGAACAGCTCTTGCAACAGAATATAGAGGAATCAAGAATGAGTTCCAGCGAATTTGGACAGACAAATTAATGGAACATAAGATGGACTTAGAACATGCATTCTTATTTGGAGTTGGAGGAGTAGATGTTGATGGAACTATCGCAGGTTCTGTAAATACAACATCTAATCTTAGAACTACTCATGGAATAATACCTTACACAGAGTCTTATGGTAAAGTATATAGCATGTCCTATGCTTCTTCTGGATACGATTCTTTCTTGGATGCAATGGAAGATTTCTTTGCACCTGAAGGTGGAAATTCTGGAAATAAGCTAGTTCTTTGTTCAAGAAAAGTTATTACTTACCTTAATAAAATGGGTAATGGCTCTTTCTTAAACAACTCTGTAGGTTCTTCTCAATATCGATTAGATGTGCAGAACATTAAGGGTTCTTTTGGACATTCTGTAACAATGGTAAATACTATTTTTGGTA